ATCTTGAATATACTTTTCCATTATTAGGATCATAAGTATAACCCATTTGAATTGCTAACTCACATTTCTCTTCTCTTTTCATCTTTTATTTTTTTTTTAATTAAGCGGGAAGATATTTTATAAGAATATCAGTCTTGTGTAATGCTGAAATCTCCCTTTTATTAATTGTATCTATTTATAAATATGCGGTTAATTAGCAAAAGTTCAAATTATTTTATTTTTTTTTAAATATATTTTATCTGAACAATTTTGACAGTAAGGTTTAACCTTTCCAGTTACTTGAGAAATACCAAACTCTGATTTTGTATATGAGTTAGAACAAGATATGCATTTATACTTCTTTTCATCTTGCATATATCTTGCCTGATAACTGATCTCAATTTGTTTGGTATCTTCATATGTCTTACCAGATAAACTCATTTCTAATCTAATATTTTTTTCTTGCTTTAATAATTTTAATCTTCTCATCTCTTATAATTTTATTATAAAAGATATTATTTAATTTTTAATATATCAAATATTTTTTTGCTGCTGCGCTTGCTTTAATTGCTGCTGCTAGCATAGCAAATTTTAGATCCCTTAAAGTAATCCTCAGGCTATTTATTTTAGATTCATCATCCATAACCTTCAAAGCTAACTTAACAATTGTGTCCCTTACGTTTTTAACGTGGATAGATAAAGTAACCAAATCTATCTCTTTCACTCAGCAGATCTTTTTATTTCTTCTTTAAGGTCATCAGTTGTCAATTTGGAGACATTGCTGATAATTTTGATCTTAGCCGTTTAAATTAACTACATAAATCTTTTTAAATCCTTTTTTGTTTTGCTGTAAGGAATCTTTGAACAGCTGATTTATGTTATATGTATAAACCAAAAAACCCCCTTAGGTCCTGAGAATAAGAATGGGGGTCTTTTGTTTATAAAAAATTTTTAAAATATCGTAGTGTTTCTCAGGACCCTACAATAATAAATATACAGCAATTTATAAAAAAACTAAATTCCACACATAAAAAAAACTAAAATTATTTTTTGATATTTAAAATAAAATATTATGAAAGGAGCAAAGGACTTAATTGAATACCAACAAGATGTTAGAATTATAGAATCAACTTTACGATCTAAAAAATTAATAAAGTCAGATAAAGAAATAATTCAAGATTTATTAAAAGAAATTGAGCTTTTGAAAAAATAACTGATATTTAATTATATGGATGCAACAATAATATACAAAATCATTAAAGATAAAATCATCAAGGTTAAATATAACACTCAAATCACTAAAGAAGACAAGGAAGATTTAATTCAAGAATTATTTATAAGAATCTACGAGAAGTTTTTAGAAAATAAAATTGATATTGATAATATTGAAAACTATATCTTCATAAGTTGCCGAAATATTGTATATAAACACTTATATGAGATTAAAATCAAAAAAGATATAGAAATACCTATTATTACTGATTATAATTTGCCACAAGAGACATATCAAGATTCATTTAATAATGAAACAATTGACAGGTTAAAAAAATATGTATACGAAAATATTCCAATGCAGATGGATAAAAAAGTATTTGAGATGAAATTTGAAGGATATAAGATAAAAGATATTGCCAAACACTTTAATACAACTGTAAAAAGAATTGAGTTAATATTACGCGTTAATAAACAATATATTAATAATTCTTTGAATAATAAAAAATTTGACTCCAAAAGCAGAAGATATATATACCAACTTGTAAATCAAAATAATGAAACAATAAATTTTACAAAAAAAATTGATTTGGCAAAATATTTAAATATAGGTCTAACCAAAGTTAATAGAGCAATAAAAGAAGGCAATTACCAAAATTTAAAAATAAAATATTTTTCTTCAACAGAAAAATTAAAAAGAAAATGAATTTTACTCAATAACCAGATATTTATATAAAAATGGCAGATATGAAAATGAATGACTACGAAACTAGAGAACGAAAATTTATTAATTGGTTTATTAATTTAAAACCTGAACATAAGCTAGATGAGGTGTCTCCTATAGGTTCAGGCAATAGATCTGATTTCGTGATGATATCAGGTAACACTTATATATTAGGAGAGGTTAAAATAAGAGATATTAAGTGGGATAAATATCCAACAGCGGTAATTGAATTAGATAAGATAAATGCTTTAACAAACATATTCCAACCATTTTATCAAATGGGTAAAAGTCATAATAAATTATATTACTTCGCAGCATATCCAAAATCAAGAAAAGTTTTGGTATTTGATATATTAAATACACCAAGTACAATAACTTATGAATGGTGTCCAATTACCACTGCATATGATAGAGGTAATAAATATAAAGCAATGGTTAATTATAAATTAACTGATGCTGTTTTAACAATAACTTATTAAAATGAAAAATATAAAGTTAGATTTAACTGACCCAAAAAAGTCTTATAGTAATACAAAATCTTTTATAATAAAAGAAAAAGAATCAATGGTTTTAAAATCAAATTTAACTCAGATTTATGAACTCACTGATGACGATAATTATAAAATATACGATAAGACAACAGATAGAATAATTGAGACAATAGGCACTACTGCAGTGTGTGTTCATATATTAAACCAATATGAAATGTTTGAACATTCAAAAGAACTATATGATTTAATAAAAGATTATTTTATCTATGGATATACTTGGTTGGAACAATCAAATGAAGAAGTAGCAGAAGCAGAATTTAATATAATGTTTAGTGACATAATGTCAGATTTAGAAAAAGTACAAAATGAGTTTAAATGATATTTTAAAAGAAATTTGTACAAAAGATTCAATCTATGACCAAATTATAGATAATATTTTAGGCAGAAACTCACATTTAAAGATGGAACTGATTAGTGAGATATCATTATCATATCTTGAGAATAAAGAGAAGATAGAAGACATATATGCACAAGGTTATTTCAAATACTTTTTTATTAGGACACTAACCAATCAAGTGCATAGCAATACTTCACCATTTTATAAAAACGTAATATCAACTGGATTAGATATTATAAATAATGATTATGATGTAATTGACGATTCTGAAGAAACCATAGAAAATAAAATTGATTTTGAAAATAAATTAGATTTAATTAATCAGGCCTACAAAGATATAAAGAAAAACTGGTTTGAGGCCACAATTTGGGAAGATTATTATAAGAATAATAAAACACATAGACAAATTGAGGCAGATTGGAGTATAGACCACGTCCTTAGTTGGCACACTGTAAATAAAATGCGTAAGAAAATAAAAGATAAAATAAATAAAAATTAATCAATATGACAAAAGAAGATTATAATGAATTAGTAAGAATTTCACAACTAATGATAATTGACGGGGGTGAGGCAAGTAATATGATGAATATGATTAGAAAGTATTTAGACCCTAATTTTTATCTGTGTTTAAATTGTCCAGCACAGATACGTGCCTGTCATAGAAGAATTTGTAATTGGTTGGGAATGATAGCACCACCAAGTGAAGAAATAATAATTGAGGAGCCTGTAATTGTAAAAAGAAAAGGCCGACCTTGTACCAAGTGCAAAGATAAAAAATAAATTATGAAATTAAGTGAAAAACAACAACTATTTGTTAATGAATATCTCATAGATTTTAATGCTACAAAAGCAGCAATAAGAGCTGGATATTCAGAAAAGACTGCATATTCACAAGGACCTAGATTGTTGGATAATGTTGAAATACAAAAAGCCATAGAAGAAGCACGAGAGAAAACAATAGCTAAACTACAAATAACTAGGGAGGATGTTCTAAGAGACCTAATTTTTATTAAAGAAAAGAATATTGAAGACTGGCCTCCACATTCTCTCAAAGCATTAGAAATGATAAATAAGATGTTAGGTTTTAATGAACCTGATAGGCAAGAAATAACATTAAGAGAAGAACCACCACTTTTTAATGATGATGATTTAGAAGATGGCATTTAAATACACGCAAGCGATATCAAAAATAAGAAAAATGAAAGCCAGGATAAAAGTTATTCCTGGAGGTTCTAGTGCTGGCAAAACAATTGCCATATTAGCAATACTAATTGATAAAGCATTAAAAAATCCTAATACATCTATATCAGTGGTTGCTGAATCAACACCACATTTAAGAAGAGGTGCTATAAGAGATCTTATTGGCATTTTAAAAGATACAAAAAGATTTAATAGACAACAATGGCATACTACCAACTCAACTTATAGATTCTTAAATGGTTCTTATATAGAATTTTTTAGTGCTGACCAAGGTGATAAACTCAGGGGTGCTAGACGTGACATTTTATATTGCAATGAAGCCAATATGATTACAAGAGAAGCATATTTGGAATTAGCAATGAGAACCAATGAAGATATTTATTTAGATTACAATCCTACCAATCAGTTTTGGGTTAAAGAAGTATTACAAGATGATAATTCTGAATTATTAACTTTAACATATAAAGATAATTCTGCCTTACCACAAAACGTTATAGATTTCTTAGAATCAAAAAGAGAATTAGCCAAAACTTCTGAATACTGGACTAACTGGTGTAAGGTTTATTTGGATGGTGAGGAAGGCAAATTACAAGGAACAATATTTAATGATTATCAAGTTATAGATAAAATTCCTGATGAGGCAAGATTATTAGGTTGTGGATTAGATTTTGGCTTCTCAGTAGATCCGAGTACATTAATAGCAATCTATAAATGGAATGATGAGATTATTGTAGATGAGATATTTTACCAAAACGGATTACATAATTCTGATATAGCAAATAAAATAAAAGATAACAATCTTGATAGAATTGGGATATATGCCGATTCATCTGAACCGAAATCAATATCAGAATTAAAAAGATACGGTATTAAAGTTAATCCTGTAACCAAAGGTGCTGATTCAATAAACTTTGGTATACAATTACTACAAGAGCAGAAACTACGCATAACCAAACGATCTATTAATTTATTGGATGAACTATCAAAATATATTTGGAAGGTTGATAGAGAAGGTAATAACACAAACACACCAAATGGTGGGTATGATCACGCAATAGATAGTTTAAGATATGCAGCAATGATGTTATTAAAAAAGAAAACAACCGAAGGTAGATTACCTTATAAGATACATCATTTTTAATAAAAACACTAATAATAAAATAATATTTAATAAAAAAGTATATGGTAACATTGAATGTAGAATTAGAAGAAGAAACAAAAGAATATTTTATTCCTGAAAATTGGCAAGAAATTAAAGTAAGCCAATTCGGTGCTATTATTGAAGCACAGGATACTGACAATTTGTCAGGTATTGAAAAAGCTATTAAAGTAATGAAAGCTGTTACAGATATTGAAGAGGAAATAATATATCAATTAGCTATAGACGATTTTAATAAAATAGTTGATGTGTTATCTTTTACCAATACACCAATTGAACCAGAAAATAAAGAAAGCATTATAGTAGATGGTGAAGAATATTTTTTAAAGAAAGATTTTGATAAATTATTATTGGGTGAGATAATCTCTATTGAATTAATAATGGAAAAAACTGAAGGTAATATTTTTAAATCAATTGAAGAATTACTATGCATCTTTTTAAGAAAGAAAAAAGAAAATGGTAAACTAGAACCTTTTAAATCTGATATGATGTTAAGAGCAAATAAATTTAAAGAAATTTCAATCACTGACATCTATCAGCTAATGCTTTTTTTTTTAAATTCCGCGGATACATCAAAAAGCAATACGAAGGACTCTTTGGAAGAGATAAAGGAAACACTAAACGAAAAAGTAGATTTGAATCAATAAATGGACCTATTGAAATGGATACTAAGTGGAAATGGCACTCTTTAATTTATAAATTAATAAAAGAACTAAATGAAACAGAAGACAATATCTATAAAAAGAATTATATTTCAGTATTAAATTGGTTATCGTTTTTTTACGAGAAAAATAAAGTTGAAGAGGCTCAAATGAAACAACAGACAAAATGACAAGATTAGAAAAATTAGAAATGGCAATTGAGATGGGATATACTTATAACCCTGAGAATGGAAAGATATATTCAAGATTTGGTAGAGAAGTTGGATATAGAAAACAAGGTTATATAAGAATTACTAATGATACATTTAGTTTATATGCACACCAATTTGCTTGGTATTTTATGAATAAAGAAGTTGTTGATTGTTTAGATCATATTAATGGTGTTAGAGATGATAATCGTATTTGTAATTTGAGAGCAGTAACTAACCAAGAAAATCAATGGAATAGAAAAGCTAAAGGTTATTACTGGAAT